CTATTCTCCGAGTTCAAGGCTGATCTTCAACGCATGGTTGAGCTGGTGCTCGGCCTCTGTGTTGACGACGGTCCCGAGATAGTTCAGCAGGCAGGTCTTATTGACGGTGATGATGTTCTCGCACAGGGCAATGCTCGGGCGCTTCACGCCATGCCTCTTGAACAGGGAAACATGGGTTGGGAGCTGGTGCTTGCGCTTAGCGGTGATGGTCACTGCAATGACCCTTCCGCTACTCGCGTTGCCCTTGTTGTTTTGGACGATGACGACTGGCCTGACTTCGCTCTCCTTGGTCAGCGGATCGCGGCTGAGATCCGCCATGAAAATGTCACCCCTCCTGGGCTGAAGATGTTTGGACATCACCGGCCTCCTTCTTCACGGCATCCAGACTGGCATCTGCCGCTTCTTTCATGACGGCCATTGCCTCATCCATGCGGACAGACACAGCGAAGCCGGTTTCCGGGACGGATACCGTAAAAGTTCCATGCGTGTAGCTTGCCATGATGCGGCACGGGTGGAGCCGACCGCGATCCTTGCATCCAACCACAACATCGTTCTTGGTACGATATTTGACAACAGCACAGTTTGCATGGAGCTCCACCGCATCTAGAGTGCCGGACGTCTCCGGCGGGACTCTAACTACTTCGCTCATCTTTTTTAACCTCCCTATCCAATTTCACATAGCGGTCATCAAATCCAGTTCCAGAGACCTTGCTGGCCCTTTGCGGGAACCGGGTCGATCATCTTCACACCGGAGAGCTCCCAAGCGTACCGGCCAGGGGTCCAGTCTCCAAGCGCCAACTCCAGCTCAGACGGGATGATGCAGTCTCCTCGCTTATTCTCCGCATCAACTTTGTGGGCCCCTGGATTCAAATCACAGCCCGGATTACGGTCAATGTACCATACATCCACAAGCTCCGCTGTGGCGATGACCGCCCCGGTCGGGAGGTCCCTCCACTCAGCCCCTACGAGCCTTTTCATCTCCAGCGCCACCGGCACCGAAATCAGTGTCAGGGCGTCAAAGATGTTCTTCTTGGCGGCGTGGATGGCAATAGGTCCACGGTAGGAGGTGGTCCATGACCGGGTTTCAAACCGTTTCCTGCCGCAGGCCAGTAGGGATGCCCACGGCTGCCAGATGGTAATAGCTCTCACGTCTTCTCGTTAGCCTCCTCCATCCCAAAGCACTCTCTACTGATGCGGTCCACCGCTTCCTCCCATGCTTCGATCTTCGAGCAGTCGGGAATGGGCTCTCCTCCTTCGCTTGTAGCGGACCCCTTGCTGTTTTCCTCGTCAATCATGTCCCAGAGAACATCAATCGGAGATTTCAACGACTTCTTCCCGATCAGCTTCTTAATCAGCCAAATGATAAGGCGTTGTTTCAGAGCTCTCAAATCGACCCTGATCCCCTTTGCCGTTTCACTCATGCTGAGTCCCTTCTTCATCCGTTCCACTCCTTCCTGATCCCGGCCATAGCCTTATCAGCCATAGCCGCTACCTGGATGAGCTTACAGGCTCCCAGGATAGCCGCCCGCCTGAGTGCGGCGAGTAGCTCCGCTTGGCGTGGCAGATCGTCCATCCTCACCACCGCACACCAGAGGTCTGTGACCTTCTGGTAGACCATTGAAATCTGCTCGCCAGCCTCTTCTACCTCTCCTTTGACAAGGGCGTACCCTTCGTGCGGAGTATTCGCTGCTCCCCCGTGTTCCGCCGCCACCCGTTGGTATTCTTCACTCACCAAGGCGGATACTGATGTCATTAGTTCTCCCATTAAGAAATTCCTCCAATCTTTCAATCATCTTCCCAAGAACGACTTCTGCCGCCGAGGTGCCGTCCGCCGCCTTGCCGAGGTATGAAAAAACGCCTATTTCCGAGCCGACAACGGCATTGTCCTTCATGATGCTGAGAACAACTGATGACTGGTTCGGATGAGGGGTGATTTGGAGTTCTACCCCATGCTCTTCTGCGATGGAATACAGTTCTTTGAAATCTATCACCTGCCCAGCCCCTCCCTGTCAAGAAACACCACCGTGTCCGGGATTCCCTTAACGACGCGACCGTCATCCAGCTCGATGAGGGCGACGGTGTGGTTGCCAATACCGGCATCGCCACAGTCCTCGAAATCATTGGCCCACTGGTGGAACAACCCCTCTACGGGAACCATCTTCCTGTTTTCCACTATGATAGCTTTGCATCTTCTCATGACCGTTCCTCCGCTTCGTCCAGGTATGTGGCCTGAAGGTCGGCCAGGTGGGTCAGCAGGGCCAGGGGGAACTTTCCGAAGGCTTCGCCCATCGCACGAGCTCCGCCCTTTACCAAATCGTCGAACCCTCCCATGTGCCAGCGGATCGCCATAGCTTCCTCCCGGGTCAGTTTCATAAAGCTGGAGATGATGTAGACGCTCTTCTCGCCGTGGCCGTAGGGAAGCTGATCGTCCACGATGTAGAACGGGTACTTCTCCCACTGGCCCTGCTCGTTCTTCCGGTTCCGCATCTCCACGCCGTAGAAGTTGGCCTTGCAGATGTCATGCAGGAGCCCGCAGATGGCGACCGTCTCCATCTCCTCCGGGCTCAGGTAATATACGCCGGGAGCTTCCTCGTCAGTGCGCTCGGCCCGGTAGAGTTGATAGAGCCGTTCATAGACGTGGATGCTGTGCTCCACCAGCCCGCCTGGGCAGGACAGGTGGAAGCGGGTACTGGCCGGGGCCGTGAAGAAGTCCGTGGTCTACAGCCACTTCAGGAACTCCGCAGACCCAGGCCGGGCGATGTTCAAACGGTAGATTTCCAGAAACTTATCTTTCATACAGGTTTCATCCCTTCTTAGTCAAAAATACTTTTCTGCCCGAACGGTTCAAAGTTCATCCACAGAACCTCGCGACGCTTAGTTGAAGTCTGAGCTATGGCGGAAGCCTCGTCTCGGTACCAGCCTCGCAAGGCGTCATTGTACAGGCCACTTTCATATCCGGACAGCAGCACCGGCCCCCTATGGGCTTTCAGTGCATCCAGCAAATCCCGGTGATCCCGGTCAGTCATCTCACAGCGGTATTGTTTGCCGTGCCGGGTACCCAGCAGATACGGCGGATCCGCATAGATCAGGACGTTGGGGTAATTGAACCGGGTGATTAGCTCAACAGCTGGCCGGTTTTCTATTTGGACACCTCGCAAACGCTCCGCCGCTTCAAAAATCACATCCGGCGTCTTACACCAATACTCTGCTGCGTATGCTTTTTCTCGGCCTTGCACATCGTTTTTCCAGCCCACCTTTTCGCCGGTAGTTCGAAACCCGTGCCCCATCATCATCCGGGCGTAGAAATCAACTGCCCGCTGGAAACTGTCAGTTTCAGTATATTGAGCCGCCCAAGCCCGGTCATAGACCTCCCGTGCGTAGGGCGTCCAATAAACCGCTTTCGCCAGCCGTTCCGGGTCTTTTCGTATCCAGTCAAATAAATTCACCACATCATTATCCAGGTCGTTGACAGTTTCAATATTGGAGCGGAGTTTTGTAAATAACACTGCTCCACTACCAAAAAACGGTTCCAGGTAGCTATGGTGAGGAGGAAAATGCTGAATGATCCACCCGGCTAAAGACCATTTCGACCCTGGATATTTCACCACTGAGTTCATTTTAGCTCACTACCACGGAAGCTCTCGCCTCCACAGCGACTCATCGACGATAGGGATGAGGCTGTCTTTCATAAAGACGGGTTTGCCAGCGGCGTCGCAGTATTCTACGATCTCCTTCACCCACTCACGCTCCGGGACCACCTTCCCCTTCCGGTTCCCGGTCTCCGCCCCGATGATGAAGCCGCCGATGAAGTCCAAGGCGCCGGTGTCCGGGGTGCCGAACGGCCCTAGTAGGGGCTCGATGCTGACGAACGTGTTGAAGCTGTCCGAATACAGCATCGGGTCTGTCATCGGGTTGGTCGCGGTTGACCCGTACCAGAAGTTGTCACCGTGGGGCAGGAAAGAAACCTTGTCCAGCGCCAAATACCGTTCCGGAAACTTCGTGAGGAACAGGTAGCGGTGCTGCGGAGCCATCTCGCAGGCGTCCAGCACCAACTTTATCCAGGTGTCCGGCACCCAGGGGCCGAAGAGGTCGGCCATGGAACAGACGAAGATGTTCTGCCCCTTCTCCTCCTTCATCGGCTCGTTCAGCCGGTAGCTGTGGAGCGTCGGCTCAAATCCGAAGGGGAACGGAGATGCAGTCTCCTTTCCGCTCTTGGTCATGCGCGTCTGCATCTGGTCGAGAGTGTGAATCTCGTTGGTCGGCCACTTCACCTTACCGAACCGTTCCGCAATCCTGCGGGCATAGCAGTAGTCACACCCCCGGCGGCAGCCGGTTACAGGATTCCAGGTCATATCGCACCACTCAATCTTGGTCTTGTTCATACTCAATCCTCCGACACCCTGATGTGGTCGCCCTCCATTGAATAGCCGAAGCACAGGTTCCCTTGGTCGCAGATCAAGGCCAACTCACGGATGGACAGGCCAGGTGCGTTCTTGTAGATGCGATAAACGGAGTGGTTATAGCCGGGCTTGCGCCCGATAACCACATCGTACTCCGCGAAGTTGCAGTCCACACCGTCCACCAAGTCAATCTTCAGGTCGTGCCTGAAGACTTTATGCTTCTTTTTGAGCTCTGCAAAGATCTCGCTGTTGATGCGACCCTTCTCGCGTTCGTTTTCGGTGAATGCCCACGGGCTATAAATCTGTTTCTCCATAAATGTACCTCCATTCAAGCGGTTCCTGCGCAGCTAAATAGATCAACAATAAGGACCACGCTCATCGCCAAAACGGATATGAGGAAAATTGCCACAACATCTGGGCGACGGCGGATTGGCTTGATGCCAAAGGTACCAATCACCGATGTATCCTCTTTAGGGACGGAGTCGCCGAAGATGATGTCCAAAGCAGAAAACACTGCCACGATCAACAGAACTACAAAAAATGCCGTCTTCATTTTGAACTCTCCTCATTCGTAATAAATTCCAGACATTGGTGCCCCGCAATGTGGACAGAAATACGGTGCGAAGTCATCCTGCATCCTGTCCATCATGTTCGTAAGAATTATTTCAAGGCTCTGTTCCTCGATGTCATCCAAATCCGGGTTAAAGCGCAGGGAGTTTTTTGCAACCGCCAAGGCCCGGCTTTCCTCAATCGTCATGGTCGGTCTCCTCCTCGAAGATTTCCCGCATTTCCTCTGTGAACGTCCGGCAAAGGCCCCGAACGTCCGCCTCTTTGTAGTAATACCTCTTGCTCCTGCCGGGCTGCCCGTTATCTATGGTCGGTGTCTGCTTTCTGACGAGGGAAAAGAGCGTGATGTAGTTCCGGCCATACCTCTTGAGGCAAGCGCCCGAAAGCTCCTCCACGATGATGTCCCCCGCCGCTTTCCCGGTGATGTAACCCTCCAGGGCCTTTGTTTGGTATGTCATAGCTCCCACATGCCCATGTCTCTGGTGTCGTCGCAAATCTTCCGCAGTTCCATACGTTGCCTCCTATCGTTCGTCCGGGTGCCAAATAGTACCGACCGTTGACCTTGTCCTCGCTTTCAACGATCTTACCTTCGATCTGCACTTCCCCCATGAAACTCACCTACTAATTCAGTTTACAGCCTCCGGGCCATTGCTATTTTTTACGCCAGATGATTCTGCCCTTTGTCGGGTCGTAGGAGGACATTTCCAACGTGACTTTATCGCCGGTGAGGACCTTGATGTAGTTCGTTCTCATCTTCCCGGACAGATGAGCCGTGACCGTCCTGCCATGCCCAATATCGACTTTGAACTTTGCACCGGGGAGGGACTCCACCACAACCCCCTCGATCTCAAACATATCAACCTTCGGCATCCTCGGCGCCTCCATCGTGTTCGCTGCCGTTGGGCTCCTCGGGGGAGGCATACTCATAGTCGCCCGAATCTTCACCCTCGGGATGTGCAGCGGCCTTTGCGGGTGCTTCGGCGTCGATTTCAAACAGAAGCTCTTCGCAGTCGTCGCACCAAATGCTGATGTTGTTGAATGTATCCTCATCGGATGGGCTGCCGAAGCAAGTGACCGAGTGGCCAACATGGGGGGCCAGCTTTTCCGGGGAGCAATAGAACCGGTAGGTGGCCGGGAAGGCAGACGACAGGACAACATTATTGTCCTCGGTGAGGACGGTATAGGAGCCCATGCCCTCCAGGACCCGCAGTTTGGCCCCGATGAACTGCTTTATGTACTCAAAGGGGGATTCCTGTTTCTTGACGGGCTGGCCCTCATCCCCCTTGGACTCAGGGGCGGGCAGACTGGGCAGAGTAGAGGAAGGCAGGCCACCGGGCTCATCATCGACCACTTGATAATCCGCATCGTAGACCTTTCCGTCGCCGTTTTCATCGAACATGGAGGTCTGCCCGTTGTCGGGGGTACGGAGAACGTAGTCGCCCAGCCCCTCGTCCCAGACTAGGTACTCCTTCCCGCCCAAAGAGCCGGATTTCTGATCCTTGGCCTGGATGACCGACTTGATGCAGTGCTTGAAGGTGGGCTTCACCACATCCAGCAGGGAGCCGGACTGGTCGGCGGCCAGGTCGCGGATCTGGTCCTTCTCCAGATGGACATCCACCTTGACCGTGAGGACGCCATCCTCCGCACCGGTGTACTGCATCTTCGAGATCATCTTGCGGAGCATCTGGTCATAGTCGCTCTTCAGAGCGTTGAACGTGTCACCATTCAGCGACAGGGGGTACGTGTTGACAGACATAAACTTATCCTCCTCTACGTGTTGTTCCTGATGTACTCGTTCCTGTGCTCTTCGCAACAGAAGTCTTTCCACTCGCCGTTGATCTGGCAGGACTTCCAGCCTTTTGCAAAGAGCTTCTGTTGGAACTGCTTGAAGTTCGGGTAGCCATCGTCGAAGTCGTACTCTTCCCGCTTTCCGCAGTTGTCGCACCTGGCGATGATGGTACCCTCGCCGTGGGTAATGCCCCAGGCAACGTCTTTCATACCGTAGCACCTCCACATTCCTGAATCGTGACCACTACGCGAGGGGTGTCGGAGTAGAATTTCCGAACCATGGCGTCCACGATCTGGGAGTCATCTCGATATGCGATCTTGTTCAGAGCGTCACAGATGACCTTGCCGATATTATCGAAGTCCGGCTTCTTCGTGGGCCTGATTTTATGATTGAGCATGGCCTGACGCTTCTTCTTGCTGACCGACTTTGGGATGGAGTAATAGGCAAACACCCGAACATCCAGCATGGCATCATCCGGGAAACGCTGCCCGGACTGGAGCCGGTACTCGGTCTGAACCAGGTTCTCATACAAGACTGTCTCATCTGGGGTTCTGGTCGTAACGTGGCCGGCAATCTTGGAGAAATTGGGGCGGCCCTTCCCCTGCGGTTCCCCATAGATCGTAAACTTCGTCTTCATTTAGTTACCGCCCTTCAAAAACGCTTTCATGGCTGCGTGGCGACTGATTGCCTCAGACTTGCGCCATGAATCTCCAGTGAACTCTGCTGGGACACAGATTTGGATAATGCGGTCATAAATTCTCGCATACCGAATATCCTTCGGGTTCTGGATATCCTTAATATCCAGATTTGTGGTAATAATAAGGGGTCTATTTGCCCGATATCGGCTATCCACGATGTTGTAAACCTTCTCCAAGGCGAAGTCGGACCCGCGCTCAGCGCCCAAGTCATCTATGATAAGAAGACGGGCTCTGTTAAGCTGGGACAGCAACTTTTCATTGTCGCTATCGAAGCTCTGCATGGCATTCAGCAGCTTGATAAAGGAAGTCATGATGACTGGGACCCGGAGGGCCAGCAGGTAGTTAGCTATACAGGCCGCCGCGAAACTTTTCCCGGTTCCTACGCCTCCGTAGAACAGGAGGCCCTGATTCTTGATCTCCATGTCCTCGAAATTGGTTGCATACCATCGAATCAGCTTTAGGTTGTCGGAGTTGTACTTATCCTCTCTAAAGTTTTCGAGGGTGGCCTTCCGGAACTCCTCATCCATCAGGCTCTTCTTTCGGAGCTTCTGAACCACCTCCATCTCCTTGCGCTTGCGCTCCTTCTCTTCCTCCCGCTCGACCTCCGCCTTGCGGCACGAGCACATGGACGGAACCTTCATAACCCGCTCTTCCGGGCCAAAGGTGCCGGCGGGCAACCTGACTTCACACTGCTTGCGGGTGTGGCACTTTCCACATACCAGGAAACCTTCATCGTCAAGGTAGTCCACGTCTGACGGAGGGTTGTTCCTCTCGGCTGCCGCTATAATGCTGTCGAACATCCCAACGCCACTAACCTTCTCCACGTCTGATTCCCCTCCATTCTTCTGGGAACGGGCTATCTGAACGGCCCTCTGGCGGCTCGGGCTGTTTCGCCCTTATCAGGTTGGCCTGCTCTGCTTTGATCTTGTCAATGACCCACATGAGGATAGCCCGGTAGTCGCTCTTGTACTTCTTCCCGTTCGAGCCCTTGTAATTGTCCAGAATCTCCACAGCCCTCTTCGCGGCATCGGGTCCATACGATTCCACGAGCTTCTGGTACTCGGCCTGGGTCATGGAGACATATTCACCGTACTTGATTTTCTTCGGTTCTTCCTTTTTCGACTTCTTGGGCTTAGGTGCCTCCACAGGCCCTCCTGGCTCCTGTTGGGGCTGCGATTCAGGGGATGGAGGTAAAGGTGTATTAGAGGGACCGGGGGTGCCACCAGAGGCTCTCAAAGCCTCACGATATCGGCGTTTCCGCTCGGTGTCCTTTTTCTTCTTTTCCTCGTACTTATAGTAGTGCTCCTGCCACTCGTCCCAATCATGGAGATACATGGCACCTTTAACCTCATCTATCCAGCCGGTCGCAACCATGCTGTCTACGACCACAGCTGGATCTATGTTCTTCGTCAGGCCAGACCTGTCGGATATAACGTCCGCTATGTCCTGCCTGTCCGCGCACTTGATAAGCCCGTCCGGCTCTGCGTTCTGGATGCCCCAAGCCCACAGCGTAAAGAGGGTTCCGACGGCCTCATTGCGGGAGAGACCTGACTTCTTCATAAAGGCACGCGTTTTCGGGCTGTCGAGAACGCTTGTATACATATTTATCCATAAGCCCACTGTGTATCACCTACTTTGTGATGGCATGGCCGCTGGTTTTTTAACATACATACACTTCCGCTCCGGTCTGTTTCTGAACTTCCTCCCGGAACAGTCGCTCATCGCTGTTGTCATTGCTCAGGTGCAGGAGGTATATCTGGCGTACACGGTGCAGATCATTTGCTTTAAGCATATCCAGCAGGTGCTCCAGGCTCATATGGCTCTTCATCAGGCGTGGGACCCTCTCAATGGGGATGTAGCCCAGCTCCACACTCCTGTGGATTCCCTCAATAGAGTAGTTGCACTCGGCCATGATGTGCGTAACCCCCTGGAACCGATAACGAACGAAATAAGTGTCCGTGAAATACAGCAGCTTCTCACCCGTGGATATGCTGGTGAAAAGGAAGCCAAGGGGCTCCGGGGCGTCGTGATCTACGTCGAAGGGCAAGACCTGGAACGTGCCAACCCTAAGCTCATCTAAGGCTTTGACCGGCTTGAACCTGTGCCCGGACAGCCCGCAGGCATCCATCGTGCCCCGGCTTGTGTAGATATCCACACCGAGCCTAGCAAGATCCTTTGCGGCCTTGCTATGGTCCTGGTGGGCGTGAGTGATGAAACAGCCGCCCATCTGGCGCACCCTAAATCCACTCCCGATCTGGATAGCCTTCAGGGGAATCCCCGCGTCCAGCAGCAGTTCGGTTTTGCCGTCGCCTATGATGTAGGCATTGCCGGTGCTGCCGGACGCGAGAGGCTTTATGTCCATTTAGAACGTAGGCCCGCCAAATGTGGTCTGCCCATCCGGCTTGGTTGCGCCGGCGGTCGGTGCGGCCTGGGAGGAGGCCGGGGCCGGTTCCTTGACCTCGCCGGTGCTGGTGTCCACAGTGAATCCCGACTTGGGCTCGGGAAGGGCTGAGGGGTTTGCGCCCGGCAGTTCCGGCGTGGTGTCGATGACCTCACCGTTGGCATGGATGTCGATGATGTCCTGGGCCTCCATCTCGGCCCTCTTGGCCTCCCTCATCTTGAGGTACTGGTAGGTTTCATCGACCTTCTGGGGGTCTCTCGGGATGTGCTTGGCGCTGTAGACCTCGCGCATGATGGTCTTTTTGCACATCTCCTCGAACCAGCCATCTTTCTCGACCTCCACCTTCTGCCGCTTGCCATTAACGGTCTGCCACTCCGTAGCCTTGCCGCCCCAGAAGTTGGCGGAGGCGTAGGCGGGCTTCCGTTTCATGATGTTCTTCATCGTCATGATGACGAGCTCGTTCTTGGCCGGGTCATCGTACTCAATGTAGCCGAATCCACCCTTGATCTCACCCCGGTCGAACGCATCGTTGATGGTGAACTCATAGGTCTCGACATTGTGCCGGGAATCCTTTTTGATTGGGACAAAGGTGTCTGTGGAATACACCAGTTCCACCGTGATAGCCCTCGGGAACTCCACGGCATAGCGTTCCGCGATGTAGCGGATGCCATTGTACCCCTCCATGAGGGTGATATCGTAGCAGTTACGCTTGTTGTTCTTGTATGGAATCGGGAACAGGTGATTATCCTGCATCATATCCAGGCCAAGGCGGGCGTAGTGGACCAGATCCAGGGCCAGGTCGTTCAGGTTGACGTTGGCCCAGACGACAGGCAGATTGTTGTCGTACTCGTGGTTGCTGTTGGCCTTGTTCTTGCGCTCCCGCTCTTCCTCGGCCACCTTCAGGGCCCGGTCAATGGAAATGAAGTACCCCTGGATCAGCCGCTTCTGGAACTCCGTGACCTGCGGAGCACCGACGCTGCTGCCGAACTCCTTCATCACTTTGACGGTGAAACGCTCGCTCATATTGAGCTCAGTGGGCTGGACGGTGGTATCTGGTGCTTGGGGGTGGTACTTGTCCTGGGTTGCGGGGACATTATCATTGCTGGCTGCCATATTGTTTCCTCCTTAATCTCGGCCCGAAATATCAGGCGGCGTTTACGGACTGTTCGGAATTTCCAAACAACTCAAGCCGGAGCTTGCTGTCTCCCTCGGAGACCACGAGACGGACGGTTTGCATCTTCGTGGTCAGCAGATGGGTAACGCTCTCTGCGTTGTCGATAAATACCGGCATGGAGAGGTGCCAGTGCTGGGACAGAGCCTCAATGATTTCCAACCCGGCGTTGATACGGGCCGCAGAGTTTGCGAACGGGTACGGGACCATACGACCGCCCTCGCCGGGAACCAGGACCTCGCAGTCGTCCCGGATGCCACCGTTCTGCTGCTCCAGGAACAGGCGAAACCGGACGCTCTTGAACTTGCTGTTGATGCGGTCGGTGAGCATCCTGACCTTGCTCTTGGTAAACTGGTCGCAGAGATAGATGCCGCGCTCCAGCTCCTCGTACTCAGCGGACAGGTCCTTTTCTTTCTGCTCCAGCTCCACAATGCGCTTACGCTGGACTTCGGCTTGGTCGGCCCTCCCACGGAGTTGCTGGAGGTTCTGGATCTCGTCATTGACCTCCTGAACCTGGCTGTTCACATCGGCGACCTCGCTGAGAGCGTTCTTCCCTGCTGTACTCTCGTTGGCGATGCACTCGGCCACAACGGCAGACAGCCGAGCGTACTCCGACGTGCTCTCAAACGGAACTACAGCCTGAATCCGCGCCTCAAGGCCGGCCTTATCACTCTGGAGCTTCAGGAGCTCCTCTGCGGCCTGGTCTGCCTCCGCCTGTTGCTGGGTGGCCCTTTCCCGAAGATCCGCGATGGCCTGCTTGCTGGCCTCTCGCTGGCCTCTTTCGTTGATGGCCTGAAGGCGGGTACTCTTGCGGACGTTGAACTCCTCCCTCATACGGGCAACATCCACGGCTGGGAGCTCACGGTGGCAGGTGGGACATATGGCCTCGCTCTCGTTCCAGCTCTCCGCCTGGACGGTCGTGTACTCCCGGAGAAGCTCATTGCGGCGGTTCTCCATCTGGTCCGCGTTCTGGCTGGCGAGAAATGCGTTGTTCTGGGCGATGGACTGCCGGCTCTTGGCATCGGTAATGCTGGACTGAACAGCAGCGATGGCCTCGTAGGTGCCCTGGTTAATGGCCGCAGACCTCTGGGCATGGACCGTGCGGGCCTCTGCCAAGGCGGCCTCCGCCTCCGCCGTCCGCTTTCTGGCATCCGATGCCGATGTATCACCGGCGAGGATGCCGGCCTTACGCTGCGTCAAATCATCCAGGCGGGAGCGAAGCGTTCCCAGCTTGGCATCAATGGCGGCCACATCGACGGGCTCCTCCGGGATTGCCCGCTGGGCCTCATCAATGCGGCCGGGGATTCCCTGGAGCTGCTTATTTATGTCGCTCTTCTTGGCAACGGCGATCTTCTTGTACTCGTCCACACTATAGAACTGGTTCGTGGTTCCGGGCATAAGAAGGAACTCCCTCAAATCGGATAGGCCCTTGCCGGAGGCGATCACGTCATCATCCTTGACATCACCGCATACCTCCAGCAGGATCTTCCTGCGGGCATCCCAGGCCATATCCTCGGCGAAGTAGTGCGGCATGGTGAGCATCTTCATCTGCTCGGACCCGCCACAGAACTTCAGAAGGGACGAGGTGTACTCCCTCTCCTTGACGGGAACGCCATCAATGAAAAAGTCCACGCTATGGCCGTCGAACTCCTCCGTAGCCGAACCGCGCTTTTTCTTGTAATTCTCATGGAACACCTTGCGCAGCGTAACCAGCCGGCCATCATCCATGATGAACTGGGCCTCCGCCGAATGATCCAAGTAGTGCAGGTCGCCCACCGGCCCTTTGGTCTTCGGCGTGTAATTCCTGGCCCCGGTGCTAGGGCGGTCAAAGAGTAGCCAAGTCACAGCGTTGAACACGGTGGTCTTGCCTGTTGCGTTATCCCCGAAGATGCTGGCGCTCTGGCCCTCAAAGTCAAACGTCACAGCCTTCAGTCCCTGGAAGTTCTCCAGCTTGAGAGTTTTCAGTCTCATTTTCAGCCTCCTCATACAGTCTCAGGCGCCGCAAGTGCGCTGATCATATTGATTTCCTCACGCATAGCGTAATCCCTCAGCTCGTTTTCAAAGAGCAACTGAAGGTAATCCGCACCCTTACAGATGGCCTTCAGCTTACAGACCGAGTAAATCAGAACATCGACAATGGTGTCGAAGTCGAACTTTCGGCCAGTCTGGAGTTCAGCGGTATGGATGGCGTCAACCATAGCGTTCTCCGTTCCCTTATCTATTTTCGGTCACCTCCAATCCCTCAAGAATTTCTACCACTGCCCGGCTATATGCCGTGCTATTCACGCCGTCCGCCCAGAGCTCGCGGGCTCTGCGGGGACCGCAGTTGTAGCTCATCAAGGTCTTGTGAACGTCCTCGTACGGGCCAATCCCAGAAAGAATGTACACACCTGCCAGAATGTTCTGCTCGGGGTCAAACCAATCCGTGATTCCGAGCTCTTCTTCCAGCCATTCGTGGTTGCACGAGTTGATCTGCATGATACCGTAGTCATCGGTGCCACTCACAACATCTGGGCGAAAGGTGGATTCCTTCATAATAATGGCAAGGACCAGAGGAAAGCTGACATTGTACTGCATGCAAAGGTCCTGCGTGTAATGCTGGAATTCTTCGGATAGCGGTACGTCGTACAGGACGTAGCCGCTTTCTTGCTCTTCCGGTTCCGGGATTGCCGGACCCTCGGGAGGCGGTGCCTCCGAGGGGCATGGTGACGGCACCGATACCTGCGGCAACACCGCCGTTCCATCATCCGAGATCCCTTCTGAGGGCTTGCTACTGTCCGGATTGGAAAAAATAGCAAGGGTGAAAGCAACTAGAGCCGCAATGGAGGCCAGAACGACCAAGACCTGCTCAAACAGCTTTCGTATGTACCGTTGTCGATGTCTCTGTCTCATCCTCCGTCGCCATCGCCTCATCCTCAAGTATGTATACTCTCCCTTGTTCACTACGATTTCGTAGTTTTTGGTCAAAATAAAACTCTCCCTCACAGGTTTTCCTGAATCAACCATCTCCGCACCCCTTCTCGCGGATTCGTTTCTCGTATATCAGCTCCAGGGCATTAATCTTGGATGCCGCCTGTTTGAGCTGCCGGAGGATAGCTTCCATGTCTGCCTGTTCGCTATCGTCGATCTTTCCATCTTCCACAATGTCAACCAGGTCGTCTGTAATCTTCGGAAGGCTTCGGATAGCCGACAGCAGTTGAAGGGTAGCTGCCTCCAGCTCTTTGACCTCCAGAGGCTCTACCGTATGGCGGCCAAGTGGACACATACGGGAACAGTAGTGGTTGCACAGCTCGGGTGCATTATAGCAGTCGGACAGGATCAGAATTTCTTCTGGGTATGGATTGACGGTTTCCAGCTCTATGTAGGCTATCCTCGTTCTATCTAACCCAGTAACTTCTGCGGCCCCTTCCCTGGAATTGAGCTTGTCATTCCACTTTGCAGCCTCCATACGTGTGAGATAGAAAACGTTATCCGACGCTTTCGTCGCTCTTTTGGGCATTTATTTTATCACTCCCTTCTGTCATAATAGCAACATCGGAAAATGCATAGTATTTCCTACGAAATGGTAGCTGTCCGTCAAAAAAAATCGTGCAAAACTCCCTCTCGTCAAGGTCGAGCTCTTTGCTGATGAGAGCGACCTCATCCAAGGATACCCGTAGTTCCCCGCGCTCTCTCTTGGTCCAGGCCGCTTCTGACTTTCCAATAACGCGACCCATGTGTGCAGAACTCTTCCTATGCCTAATTCTGGCACATTTCAGTTCCATGCAATCCACCAT